AGTTGATCCTGTGCATCCATTTTGAACACCAGTAATTGTTCCAACTGTTCCAACACCTGTAGTAGCACTATAAGTGTTAATACCAATACCACCATCTACAGCACTACTACCACTGGCAGCAGGTGTATGTGTTGTGATCACGTTGTTTCCAGAAATAGAATAACTGTTTCCAACTCTTGTCTGAGTTACGATTTGAGGTTCAACAGTCAGTTGCAAACTGGATTGATGTCTCGTACTCATACCACCTGCATTTGCTGCTGTGCCGAACGTCAAAAGCATAACGATAGGTAAGAATTTCTTCATTTTCTTCATAGAGAATCCTTCACTATATAGGTGAGCAAAACCTTACATAAATGTTCGGAATGTACCATTTACCTAGTCTCAACAATATGGTTAAATAGTATTGTCGCCTTCGGGGACACAAACTATACTCGCTTATTTAAGGAGAACTATGAACTATCTAACAAGATGGACTACAAAGGACATCGACAAAATTTTTGACGCTGCAACTAGATACAGCGTAGGATTCGACGATCTATTCGATAGATTCCATGCATATGGTACAGGATCAGTACAAGGACAATATCCACCATATAATATCGTAAGGGAATCAGATGAGAAATGGAGAATTGAACTAGCATTAGCAGGATGGAAGAAGGAAGATATAGAAGTATCAACTCAACAAAATGTCTTGTGCGTTAAATCAAAAGCACAGGAATCAAAACCTGATGCAGAGGAATATGCACACAAGGGTGTAGCAGCAAGAACCTTTACAAGAGGATTCAATCTTTCAGATGATGTAGAGATTGGAGACATCAAACATGAGAATGGTCTATTAACTATAGAACTAAATAAGGTTATTCCAGAACACCAGAAACATAAAGTCTACGATATCACTTGACATTAGAGTGTTCAGATGATATCATTATATGATGAAAGAATTCTGGAAGATCTGGAAGTATGCTCTTGGATCTTTTAATGACGAAACTACAAAGAAATATGATAACTGGATCTGTGCTATCAGAACTATTATTATGATTCAACTTGTTGTCACTAACTGCTTTATTGTTGGTGGCAACATTCGTCATTGGAACGATCATCATATTCCACCATCATACACAACAAATGGCAAGTCTAATTAGTAACATGCCCGCAGAAGAAGTGTGGGTAAGGAAAGAATATTTAACTGACTTTGAGTCTGGTCATGGCGAATTTACACCAGGTGTCTGGGTATCATGTAAATCAATGCCTGGTCGGGCATTTTATTTTGAGACATACTTACCAGAGTATGCAGCAATATATGATAAACTACCAATTAGTGCATTTGTAAGTAGACCTGAGACACCAAAACCAGATATGGATTTACCAAACTTGCAGTTCTGGAACTGCATGGACTATGGTGTCACAACTATATGCAAGCAATTTATAGGGTCTATGGATTATGAACTATATACTAGAGACTTTGGATCACAATTAGGTAAGTATGTTATTACAATAGATAATTATCATGATGAACCTGATACTCCAGACTATAGCACAGCAGAGACACCATCAGAACATAAGAGTCATAACTTAATAGCACTGAACAATGGTCAGTTTGCCTTGTATCCTAACAATAGGATGAGGATATATGATAACTCTTTAACTCCTAAGAACCCTAAGATGCCAGACTTTAAAGTATCTACTCAGATCTTTAGTGTGGAACGAGGACACATGGAGAGATATGGTGATACAAACGATTACCACTACGGAATAAACGATGAACATGTACTTGAACCTAAAACCGAATAACTATGAAGGTGAAACAGAACTCTTAACACTAGAGTTGCCAACTTACCAAACTAATGGTATAATGCAATTATGCAGACCCATCGCAGAACAAAAAAACACAAACGCTGAAAGAATCTTAAAAGATCTTCTCAAAGAATGTGCTTATCAAATATCAGAATCTAACAAAAGTTATGAGCGTAAGAGTCGTAAGAATGCGAAACGGTGAAGATGTCATCGCAGACGTTTTTGAAATCGCAGCAAAAGATGAACCAGAAAAAGCAGTAGCTTTTAGAATGGATCATCCCTACAATGTTTATGTTGTAGAGACAGACCAGGATCTTTTAATTGAATCAGAAGGTGTACAGAAGATGTCTTCACCTGAGATACAATTTACACCTTGGGCACCATTAAGTAAAGATAGAAGGGTCATCCTTCGACTAGATGAAATCATAAGTGCATATGACACTTACCCTGAGGTCATCGAAAAATACAATGAATTAGTAGAGGCAGCAAATGGAAGAGGAAACACCAACTCTGGAAATGGAACAGGAACAATCGGTAGTCCGACTAATCTTGTTGAGACAAAGGAGTGAATATCTTATAGCAAAGATAACTGAGTTAGATGAAGAACCTGTATATCTTCTTGAAAGATGCTACGAAGTATCTGAAGAAGGAGAACTCATACCATTTCCTAAGCATAGTTCACAACGTGACATCTTCTTGACATCTGACGTAGTTTTGACTATACTAGAACCTAGTCAAACTTTGTTGGACAAGTATAACGCATGAGCAAGTTCTATACGAACATTCAATTAGCAGGTGACACAGTTTTATATCGAGGGTACGAAGATGGACAACCAGTTCAGTTTCGTACCCAATTTAATCCTACGTTGTATGTAACATCTAACCGCCCAGAGAAGATGAAAACTCTTACAGGTAAACCTGTAAAACCTGTGCAGTTTGAAACTGCCAGAGAAGCAAGGGAATTTATCAAAACATATAATGGTGTAGAGAAGTTTGAAGTTCATGGGTATGAGCGTTTTGTATATCAATACATTAGAAAAGAGTTTCCTAATGAAGTTGATTATGATATCTCACAGATGAAAATCTATGCACTTGACATCGAGGTGCAATGTGAGAACGGATTCCCGAATGTAGAAGAAGCAGCAGAAGAGATGCTTTCTATCACTATCAAAGATATGGTGACTAAAAAGTTTTACATCTGGGCAGTACGTGAGTTTGAAACTGAGCATGAACACTACATTTTTGATAGTGAAAGGGAGATGCTTAAGAACTTCCTTGAGTGGTGGGTACATCACACACCAGACATCTTGACAGGATGGAACGTAAACCTTTATGATGTACCATACATCGCCAGAAGGTTAAATAGAATATTAGGTGAAAAATGGATGAGATCATTGTCACCTTGGAACCGAGCAAACGAGAGAGAAATTTATGTGCAGGGACGTAAGAATTATGCTTATGATGTCAGTGGGATTAATATTCTTGACTACCTCGATCTTTATCGCAAGTTCACTTATAGTAATCAAGAATCCTACAGACTTGATCACATCGCTTTTGTCGAGTTGGGACAAAGAAAGCTCGACCATAGTGAGTACGAGAATTTTAAAGACTTCTACACATCAGATTGGCAAAAATTTATTGAATACAACATCCAAGACGTTGAGTTGATTGACAGACTTGAAGACAAGATGAAGTTGCTAGAACTAGCAATCACTATGTCTTATGATGCTAAGGTAAACTTTGAAGATGTATATTCACAGGTTCGTATGTGGGATACAATGATCTTTAATTATCTTGCTGATAAAAATATAGTACCCCCACCTCGTAAAGGTGAAAAGAAAGATGAGAAATATGCAGGTGCGTATGTAAAAGAACCTGTGCCTGGCAAATATGATTGGGTTGTATCCTTTGACCTCAATAGTCTATATCCTCATCTCATTATGCAGTACAATATATCTCCTGAGACACTCTGGGAGACTAGACACCCTAGTGCAAACGTTGAGAAGTTATTGAATCAAGAGGTAGATCTATCAGGTGACTTTGCTGTGTGTGCTAATGGTGCACAATATCGTAAAGACAAAAGAGGATTCTTACCTGAGATGATGGAGAAGATATACACTGAACGTGTTATCTACAAGAAGAGAATGATACAGGCAAAGAAAGATTATGAGAAAGAACCCACTAAACAATTAGAAAAAGACATAAGTAAATTCAACAACATCCAGATGGCAAGAAAGATTCAATTGAACTCTGCCTATGGTGCTGTTGGCAATCAGTATTTTAGATACTATAATTTACTTAATGCTGAGGCAATTACTCTCTCTGGTCAGGTATCTATCCGTTGGATTGAGAACAAGATGAACCAGAAGATGAACAAAATACTAAAAACGGAGGATGTTGATTATGTCATTGCTAGTGATACTGATAGTATCTACCTCAATTTGGGTCCTCTGGTCGAGGGTGTATACAAGGGGAGAAAAGAAACTGATGAGGTCATTGTTGGGTTCATTGATAAGGTCTGTTCGATGGAACTTGAGCCTTATATTGAGAGTTCTTATGAAGCGTTGGCGAAATACGTAAACGCATATGACCAGAAGATGTTCATGAAACGTGAGACCATTGCTAACAAAGGTATATGGACAGCGAAGAAGAGATACATCTTAAATGCATGGGACATAGAGGGTGTAAGATTTGCTGAACCTAAACTAAAAGTCATGGGTATTGAAGCGGTCAAGTCATCTACACCAGGTGCTTGTCGTGATAAGATTAGAGAGTGTCTTAAAGTTATCATGAACAAAGATGAGGACGCAGCACAGGAGTTTATTGCACAATTCAGAGAGCAGTTTAATGAGTTGCCCATCGAAGACATAGCATTTCCTAGAGGATGCAATGGGATAAATAAGTGGGCGAACCAATCAAGTATCTATAGTAAGGGCACACCTATTCATGTGCGTGGAGCATTGCTATACAACTTTCATAACACAAAGCAACGATTAACTCACAAGTATCCCCTCATTCAAGATGGGGAAAAGATCAAGTTCATCTATCTAAAGACACCTAATAAGATATCAGAGAATGTCATTTCATTTCCAAATACTTTCCCTAAGGAATTTGGACTTGACAAACAGGTGGACTATGAACTACAATTTAGTAAGAGTTTCTTAGAACCAATAAAAGTTATTATGGATACTATTGGGTGGAAGCCTGAAAAGATCGCATCACTTGAATTTTTATTTGGATGAAAAAGTACAAAGTCGAATACCAAAAAGCATTCGGCACACCTAAAAAGGAGCATCAGATATTCGATGATATATCTGAAGCAAAATGGTTTGAGCGTGCCATGAAACGTTCTAATTTTATAACATGGTTTTATGAATTTTCTGAAG